GTCAAGGGGTATTTTCCCCTTGACTATCCTATAAAATAATGTTATAATGGCGTATAAAAAGGAGAAAAATGGATAAAAACTTATACAGAAACGTGACGTTGTCAAAAGCAACTCACGAAATACTTACAAAACTTTCTAAATGTTTATTACCGGATGGAACTAAACTTTCCATTAGTAAGACAGTAGAAATTATAGCTAAAGAAAAAGCTAAAAAATTAAACGGCAAAATAAAGTAGAATAAAATGACAGAAAAAAATAGTATGGCTAAAGCAGCCATGGAAATGGCTGCGGATGTTTTAACCGATGATTTACAACAAGAAGCTAAAGATAAAATAAATAAACCTAATTCTTATACAATGTTTTTTGTAAAAGTAATTGAGTACATCGATCAATTAAAAATTATTCCACCTAGTTATAAATCACTTCGAACAGTTTTAGTGGGTGTTAATAAAAAAAGACAATCAGAAACGCAAGAAGAAATAAAAAGACATGTTCCTCAAACTCAAAGTTACATTACTCCAAAAGATTTAGAGTATTGGGTTCAGACAGCTAAACAAGGAGAAAAAATAGTTTACTACACAGGTACTACATTTGCTAAAAAGATGATGAATGAAAACAGTGTATTTAGTAGAGCAAGAGCATTAGCTATGGATTATGATGAAATAGTTAAAAAGAAAAAGAAATACCAATACAGAGGACATACTAAAGGAGAATGGGGATGTAATTATACAGGAATTGTAGATTTAGTTCAAAAGAAAGTAACTGATTTACAAAAAGACAAAGAAGGAAATGTTATTTCTTATCCTATTTATAATTATATTATGATTAAAAGATGAAAGAAAGTATGAAAATTTGTGACCATTGTAAAGGAAATGGTTACACTAAAGTTTATGATATAATTGTCCAATGTGATAAATGTAAGTCACAAGGAGAAATAAAACATAATTTGACCACGCTAGAATTAAAAGAATTAGTAAAACAAGCAGGATTACAATGAACGATAAAGATAAAAAACCACATCACTATCCTGATGAAGAATTAGGAAAAATATACCAAGAGTTATTCGAAACAGCTTCGAGATTGAGTCAAGGTACAGACCCAGGGTTAGTTGCTGCATCGATGATGGCTATCGGATCACGGATCTATAAAACAATAATGTCTCCAGAAGATTATACAAAAATGATGGAGAAGATTGCTAAAACAGATGTACAACCCTTTAAGAAAGAAACGTTACAATAATGTGGAGTAAGAAAGGTATATACAATAAATTAAATAGAGAAGGGAAGTCAATTAGAAAGTATCCCGATGGAGATGATCCTTTAAAGATTAAATTATTTGGTAAAACACGTGAGTGTTCTAAATGTGGTAAGAGAAAAAGTATTTTAAGATTTCATTGGAAGTCTTTTTATAAAACTAAAACAAAAAAAGTTAGAAGAATACAGGCACAATGCGGAGAATGTAGAGTGAAGTATGACAATTTAAAATATAGTAAGAGTCCTGAAGCTTACATAAGACGAAGACTTATGAATTTAAAACAAGATTGTAGAAGTAAAAGAGGTAGAAAGAAAGTATTGTTAACTTATAAACAATTGATTGATATCTATAAGAGACAAGTTAAAAGAAAAGGTCTAATATGCCCTTTATCCGGTGTGAAAATGACTTATACTTTAGGTAAGGGAGATATATTAACTAATATGTCCATTGATAGAAAGAGATCTGATAAATATTATGAAAAAGGCAATATACAATTTGTATGTATCATGGCTAATAAAATGAAAAATTTATATACCAATAAAATTTTATATTATTGGTCTAAAAACATAGTGAGGAATCTTGGAAAAAACTATAGAAACTAATATGCCTAATAAGAGAGCGACTTATGGAATATATAATTGGGGTCCATGTGTATTAAAAATTAAAATATCGGAAGAGTTTCATCAATTACTTATTAAAGAAGCTAATAAATCTAAAAAAGAAGAGAACTTATACCAAGACAAATTAGCAGGAATCATTAAGGAAGAATACAAATTTAGAGATAGAAGTCTCTTTGTACCTTATTTCTCTCAAATACTTGGAGTATATGATGAAGCATGGCAAATGTGGAAGAACCAAAAGCATGAACGAAAGCCAGAATATCTTTTAACGGCACTATGGGCTAACTTTCAGAGGAAACATGAGTTTAATCCACCCCATGATCATTCAGATCAATTGTCCTTTGTCATATACTTAAGTATACCTGAGTCTTTAAAAAAAGAACATAAAGAATTTAAAGGTAAAAGTAGTGGACCTGGAGGGATTAGTTTCTTGTATGGTGAAGGAGATAGACAGGCTATCACGTATCAAGCTGCATTTCCCGAAGATAGAGATATGTTTATCTTTCCTGCGTGGTGTAAACATTATGTCGCACCGTTCGAGAGTGACGGAACACGGATCTCGGTTTCCGGTAATGTGGCTGAAAAAGTATCTTTAAATCAAATAAGAAAAAAAGAAATAGAAGATGTAAATGAATAATTTATTTGTTTTTATATTTAGTTTTTTAGGATTAATGACAGTGTTGTCATTGTATGTGTTGGTGGTAGTATTATGATGGATGAAAAAGATATAGAAGAATATCATAATATTGGTAAAGAAATTAAAGGCATGAAAAAAGCTATTAAATACAATTATTTACAAGGAAAACAGATTACAGATGAAGAGTCTGGAAACAGAATTTATGACTTCAATGGATCTAGACTTCCTAGTGTAACTACGATATTAGGCAAAACAAAAAATCAACAATTTTTAAAAGACTGGAAAGCAAAAGTTGGAGAAGAACGAGCAGAGCAAATCAAGAATTTATCTAGTAAGCGAGGGACTGCCATGCACAAATTCCTCGAGTGTCATATCACAGGCACTGGTTACGATGATCTTACAGGGATCGGACAGGAGGCGAAAGCCATGGCCGAAAAAGTTATTGACGTGGGTCTTACACCGATTGAAGAATACTATGGCTCGGAAGTTATGTTACACTATCCTGGGTTATATGCTGGGTCTACTGACTTGGTATGTGTACACAATGGTATGGATACTATTATAGACTTTAAGCAAAGCAATAGACCTAAGAAAGTAGAGTGGATAGAAGATTACTACATGCAGATAGCAGCATATGCCATGGCTCACGACTATCTTCATAAGTCAAACATACAGCAGGGTATAATAATGATATGCACCCCTGACCTGTATTTCCAAGAGTTTAAATTCCAAGGTATTGAATTAAAGCAATGGAAGCATAAGTTTTTAAAAAGGCTTGATATGTATCATGAGTTGATTCATGATGAGAAAGAGCAAGCTAATGTTCATTTAGATGTGGATGCGTTTAATGGAGCATAATACAGAGTTAAGAGTTAGGGATAGAGGTTATCTAACGAGGATTTGTGAGTTCTTGAACCAAGCTGGCAAGGTTTCTCTACTCCCTTCGGTGTCTTACACCGGTTTTCATCAATCTTGCTGGCAGTCACTAAATGTCCCGTGGGTTTTTTTATTTTCCCACGGGGCTAATTATGGTGAAAATAAGGCAGGAATATGGCTAAACTAAGATTGACAGCACTATATAGTAATCTTACAGATAAAAATGATTTTCAAAAAAAATATTTTAGTCAAAATAATCTGTCATACTGTCACAAAGACAAAAAAGATAGAGAAATCAATATTAATTTAACAAAAAAAGTGACAAATTGTGTGACATTTCATTTTTTAAAATATGTCAATATGTCATTCTCTAGGGGGGTAAGCAATTATTTTTACATTTTAAGTACTTGTCTATGCTCTCACATCCCTATATACTATCGATATGCCTAAGAGAAGAAGAAAACAAGTTGTGAATAACACGACTCCAGAGCTGCCTTTTCCTAAAGTCCGCGTGGAGTGGATTGATATTTTATCCGATTCAGGCTGGGCTACCGATAAAGAATTCGATAAGATGAAGTTAAGCTATCCAGTTAACGAGGGCTGGTTGTATTCTAAAGACAAGAAGGCAGTAAAACTTTTTGCATCTTTTGATAAAGATGATGATGGTAATATTACTTTTGGGGATCGGACGATGATTCCGACTTCTTGTGTGAAGAAGATTCAGAAGATTCAATGACTTCTACCTCTTTAGGTTTTAATAATGGTGCGTAGTCGTCTAAAATTTGTTTCATTTTGGCTTCTAGTTGCTCTTCTGTCATATCCTCTAGCTTGCCTGTTTTTATTATTTTTCGTTCTATGTATAATCCTGCTGCCTTTCCTCGAGATACTTCTGCGTTTACGGCAGAAGAAAAACTATTCTTCTTCAACGCCGCCTGTTTAATTCTATCTAACTCTGCTAAGTGTCCATCATAAGTTACTTGGTGTTTAGCTAATCTTTCTTCTTTGAGCTGACCAATGTAGGCTACAACTAACGGAGAATGTCGTGGACTCATCAATTCAGATCCCTCCACTCTTGCTCTTGCGTGACTGTAGCCTGCAAGTTTAGCCGCTTCCATTTGTGATACAGGGCCATCAGGTCCACCGAATACAATAAATTCTGCAAACCTCTTCTGCATTTCTGTTAATCTCTTTTGCTGCGACATGGTTGACAATGTTACCTTAAAATGCTATAATAGTCAAGTATATGAAAGATAATAAACAAATTTATATTAATAATGATAGAGGATCAAACGATCTTGAGAATATTATTTCTAATTTAAAAAAACAAATAGCTAATTCTAAAACTATAGATAATTCTCATCAAATATTAAATGGCACTCTTCAAAAAAGAGTTACTGAACTAGAGACTGACAACAAAAGACTTGTTGCAGAAATTGACGACCTGAAAGAGAGACTTTGTAAATGCGAGTAATGGATTTGCAGGAGTTCTTATCTAAATTTACAGAGTCTAATGCTGTGGGTAGACAAGGTAATGCAATTTCTAATGCAATCATAATGGTAGAGGTAAATGGAAAGCTTCACAAGATTCGAAGAATGGAAGTACAAGAACACTCCGAACCAATCATAGGCCATAATAGAGTGCACACTGCACATAGACTTGTGTTAAAAACAGTAAAGGAATCTAAGATACTAATGCCAGATAAGCTCATGAACGACTTCTAATGAGCGCACTAGTTACCTCGATTAAGACATGGGCCCAGAGGCAAAATTATATAAAAAATTGCGTCAAAAATCTAAGGGAATTTCATGGATTAGAATTGAAAACTATAGCTCTCTTGGCACTCCTGATCTATTGGGCTATAATACTTCTGGGACCTTTTTCACAGTAGAACTTAAAGTAACAAAGGGGAAAAAATTAAAATTTTCACCGCATCAAATTGCGTTCCACGTGAAACATCCACGCAATACTTTTATCATAGCCCAGGCCCTCGGTCCTAGGGCTTCCAAAACTTTTTCAGTATCCATGTACCGTGGTTCGAAGATCCGGGAACTCGCAGAGCGAGGCTTGGGGCTTGAAGCTTGTTGCTTGGGGCTTGAGGCTTCTATCGATTATCTCTTGTCAATATGACAAATTGTCGCAGGTGCTTGGAGCTTGGTGTTTGTGTCAATAAGACAAAATGTCGCGCGACAAAATGTCGCAGCTTGGAGCTTGGCGCTTGGGGCTTTCATATTTTTCTCTTCCCCCGGGACCCGCTGCGCGGGCCCTGGGTAACAGGTAGGATTAAAAATCTTTGGGGATGATAGGTTGGTTTGGATCAAACTTACGTGCGTACCGGATGATTTCTCCATCACGGTTCGTGGACCAGTGCCAGTCGGCCATGCTGCCTTCTGTGAACTCACCGTAACACTCTGCCAGGTCCAGCATTGCTGACCCAAGCTTCGTTTTTGTAAGTCTATGTAAACCTGCAAAGTCTCTTGAGCCGACAAGGCTAAAGATCTCTTCGATCGCTTTAACTGCTTTATCTTCACGCTCATACGTGAATCCTGCAGTTTTTATTTGTTCTCTTAGTTTTTTCATACAGTTCTCCTTTTTTATTTTTAAAATGATATTGTATCATGGATCTTTAAATTCTTTTAAACGCGTTTTGTCGCACCCCTACATTTTGTGTCAATGTGGCATAATGTCGCAGCGCTTGGCGCTTGATGCTTGAGGCTTGTGGCTTGTGGCTTTTTGTCGCAGTCAATAGGACAAATTGTCGCGCGACAATTTGTCGCCCGCTTCGCGGGCTTTGGTTAATGTTTACCATATGCAATATTTTTTATTTCTTTATTCCAGCAATTCCTGCAATCTTTGCATTCGTTACCCTGCCTAGGAGCTGGACACGTGGCGCCGGCTGAGACAACTGTTGACGTGTTGGCCCAGCCTCCAGCTGCCGCTTGGTCAATCATCGGCATACTAAATCGGATTGTTAAATTTTTTGGCGCTTGTGATACATGGTCCTTGATCCATGCCTCACGTGTTGGCAGCCAGTGTGTCTTAGTTGGTGTTTTTGCGCATACTTTGTATATTTTAAATAAATGATCCAGATCCTGGACATCACCGCTATCGTGCCATCTAAAGACATCGGGCTTTTTAGAATTTATTAAATGAGCCATAGCCTCAACCCATTGCGTGCTTTTTATAGCTGCTAATCTCCGATACTGTGCATCCTGAACAACCGGGAATACGTAACAGCCTTTAAGAGCATAACAATTATAACAAGTTGAACCCTTAACCTTCCGGAGTTTTGAACCTGTTTTGCATTCTTTGGCCGGGAGGCCTATTGACCATCCCGGCATTTTGCTTGGCTTGCTCAGGCTGCCGCCTATTATGTTAAGAGCGTCCTCTGTTTTCATTAGTTTGCTTTCTTTGCCTTTCCACCCTGAACTACTATGTTGTCGGCCCATCCTGCACCCTTAAGCATGTCTCCAATTTTAGAGATCATCTTAACCTCAGCGTGTTTTTCGTGCTTGTCTTTGTATTTGATATATTCCTTGTTCATAATCACAGGCTCAAACTTGGTATGATAACCAACAAAATTCTCATAACCGTTTTTAGTATCCGCTGTTTTTAATTCGGATACATGCCATTTATTCTCTTTGAATATATAAATATATTCGATAAAAGGATCTCCGCTTATATGTCTCATAAACATCCACTCATCTCTGTAGGTTCTGGCTGGCTCTTCTTTCCTGTCCCAATCTCGACCATAAAAACTACACTCTCCAAAAGTATCACCTAAATAACTGGCGTCTCCTTCTGTAAATAGTTGTTTGGCTAAGTCATAATGGTTGTAATGATCAACCAGGCATTTACCAACGCCATAAGGATAACCATCACTATGGACATAGATAACTTTTACTTTTTTATTGCCGTCCTTATCTTTTGGCAATTGTATTGCTATATTACTTCTTGTACTCATTTTTTCTCTCTTTCTGTCGTAAATGACCCCTATATTATATAGGATACTATTACAAAAGTCAATGGTCAAATTGTCGCAGTTTGTGTCAAGGAATATAATGACGCGCGACAAAATGTCGCAGTGGCTTGTGGCTTGAGGCTTGAGGCTTGCGCCTCGAGCCCTTCCAGTATTTTAGCCAAAGATTTAACTTTGTAACAGGATTGCTGTATCACCTGACCAGCCAACGCCAGACTGTCTGTGTTCTAGCGGCGGCGGCGCGTTGACTGATCCCAGATCCATACTGACATATGGCTTATCCCTAAAGGGCGCGATACCGTATGGACCAGGGATCAGGCCAGAATACACGCTAGCAAATTCTGGCTCACTGATCCCAGGTCTATTAAGCCGTGTACACTTGACCTATAGTTTCCATCGGTCGTTGCCAATAGACCAGGGATCAGCACCTTTGGGTGTTACCTATCTTGCGACAGTACCAAAGGTTGCAACTGATCCTTTTTAAAAGAGACTAGCTAACTAGCTCGCCACTTTCAAAACTGTTTGTAAAGCTGGTAGCTCTTTCCTCTTGGGATTCTTTCAGCTCTCTTTCAGCTCTTGCGTCTTCTATCCCACGCATTCTTCTAACTACTTCAGCTTCGTACTCTTCTGTATGTTTTTTATTTTTATTTAACATGCCAATATTATATAGGAGAAATGTGGCAGAAGTATGACACAGATAAAAATAATTTTGGCCAAAATGTCGCACTACATCTTGTGTCAAGAACTAAATTGTCGCAGCGACAATATGTCGCACTACATCTTGTGTCAATTTGTCATTTGACTTTTAAGCTGTAATCTAATATAATATAGGACAAATAAACAAAAAACAGGAAAGGTAATATGAGTAAAGGACTAGAACTCAAACTACATCAGCGTGAACACTTTGAGCAAAAAATAGATAAGTTGTTAGAACCTGAGATAGAAAGAGAAGAACTGAAACTAAAGACTACGATAAACAAAATCTTGGATAAAGGAGTAGATAAGTTTAGTAAGTCAATAGGTGCAGATAAAGTCATAGCAAGACTTAAAAAAGCTGAAGAAGAAAAACGAGTGGCATCAAGACAGGCGTATATGTTTTTTAATAATAAAGCGTCTAGTATTGTAGCATACAGCAAAGCGAAAGAATATAAATTTGATAGAGATGAAAAGGATAAAATTTCTGTTAATGATTGTGTTAGTCAGCTAGAGAAGTGGGCAGAAAAACAAGCTGAACAATTTGCTGAAACCACGCCACAAGGACAACGCTTATCATACCTTAAAGCGTTGCGTGAGAGTGCTAAAGATAAAGTTAAAGAAGCTAGTGTATCTGACGAATTAAAAAATACACTTGATAATTTATTTAAAATGGTTGGTGTGTCGTGGGAAAGAAAACTTCCAGCATTACCAAACCCGAAGAAGTAAGTTATGTCATTGAAAGTTAGAGATGTCATTAGGAAACTACGAAAGTTTCCTAGTGATTACAAGGTAGCACTTGAAACTTATGAAGAAGATGCAAATAATGAGGGTGGGTACAGAAAAACTAATTGTCTCGCTGTGGATAAAGATAAAGATGCAAAAAATTTTGTGGTAATTAAGTAGCTTGAAGCTCGGTGCTTGAGGCTTAAGCACAAAATAAAAAAAGAAAAAACCCAGCGACAAATTGTCGCTGGGTTATTATGTCTTATTGACTAACTTGCAATTTTACTTTTACCTAAGTCCATTAAATCGACTTTTTGAATTTGAAAACTAATATTTGGGTTAGTTTCCATAATATCTTGAGCCATTTTAATATCAATTGCCTTGTCCATTGGATAAGCCCTATCTGATACTATGTTATATTGATATTTATCAGTATCTTTATAATCAAAATACCAAACTCTTACTACAAAATATAAGTCTTTACTCATATTATTTCACTTCCTTCCAAACATACATTTGTTTATTTAAATAAATTCTCACAGGTTGTAATGTTTGGATTGCTGTCCTATGGGAATTCTTTTCAACATCAAAATAGGTCAATGAGCCAGTTTTATTTACTTTGCAACCTTCGTCCCATCTTGCCAATCTTGAATTGACTTCGTATTGATGCTCTTCATATACTGAGGTTTGATCTTGACCATCTTTAGTATATGTCGGTGCATAATAAATAGTGAACTCATCACCAATTTTTAATGCTTTGTTTATTTGATTTATATATTTTAACATAATATCTAATATTATCATACTGATAGGAAATTAAAATATGACAAGGTGTCGCAGGCTATTTCAAGGTGCGACATTATTGACCATTTACTTTTTATTTAAATTTTGGTATAATTACACTATAAAAAATACAGGAGAATATATGTCAAAAACAAAACAATACTTACAAGATTTCGCTGGAACTTTGGCTCAAGCGATGACTAAAAATGGTGCTAACTGGGACTGCATTTTTAAAAGAAATTCAATGCCAGTAAATGCGTCAACTAATAAAAGATATAAAGGAATTAATTTTTTGATGCTTAATTATGAAACACAGCAAAAAGAATATTCAAGCCCAATTTTTGCAAGTTATAAACAATGGGCTAGTTTAAATGCTCAAGTTAAAAAAGGCTCAACTGGTACACCAATTGTATTTTATAGACCGATTATGGAAAAATCTAAAATTGATCCAAAAAAAGACGTTTATGCTGGTTGTGTTTTAAATTATTCTAAAGTGTTTAATATTGATCAAGTTGATTTAACAGAATCAAAATTCACACCAGCAATATTTAAAACTGGTAAACAATACTCAATTACTGAGATTGATAATTTTGTAAAGTCAACTAAAGTTGAGATTAAACATAGTGATGGTAAAGGTTGTTTTTATTCACCTTCAAAAGATTTTATTAATATGGAATTAAAAACTAATTTTAAAGACACTAAAGAATCTGATGCAACGGTGCATTATTATTCAACTTTATTTCATGAATTAACACATGCAACTGGACATGAAAAAAGATTAAATAGAAAAGATAAATTTGCAGATGAAGGTTTTATATTTGGAAATAAAAAATCTTATGCTTATGAAGAGTTGATCGCAGAAATTGGAAGTATTTTATTTTCTCACGAATTTAATTTTACTAAAACAATTAGAGACAATCACGCTAAATATTTAAATAGCTGGATACAATGTTTAAATAATGATTATACATTTTTAACTGGAGCAACAGCACAAGCACAAAAAGCTGTTGATTTCTTTATGTCAAAGGAGAGAATATGACTTATAAACAATGGTTAGTTTGGAATAAACATTTACTTATTGCTTATGAAGAACAATTTGATGAATAGCGAATAATAGTCAATGTGACAAAATGTCGCAGCACTTTGTCAATGTGACAAAGTGTCGCGGCCCGCGCTTCGCGCTGTCAATGTGACATAATGACACTGCGACAAAATGTCGCAGGTCGCGCTTCGCGCGACATCCAAGTAGGACCCAAAACGGATCTTAAACGTGGTGAGATGTCGCACCCCACCCCACCTTTTTTTAAAAGGGGTCCCATTACTTTTCTCCTTTAACATTGATTTAGACTGTCAATCGTGCTAAAAACATTTTCACTTTAAATAGAAAGTGCGAAAAATTTTATAAAATTTTGTATGAATTTGAATCAAGTAGACATCAGTAAGCTCCCTTCAGACGTTAGAAAACAGTTTAAACAGCTGCAAGTTATGCATGCTGAAAAAAAGATACAGAATAAAGCCCAGGATGACTTTTTAAGCTTTGTTAAGACTGTATGGCCTGAATTCATTGAAGGCGCACACCACAGACATATTGCAAAGTTCAATGACCTTGCTTCGGGTAAAATTACCCGTTTAATCGTCAATATGCCGCCCAGACACACGAAGTCTGAGTTTGCCTCTTTCTTGCTACCAGCGTGGATGGTGGGCCGTCAACCAAAATTAAAGATAATTCAAGCAACGCACACAGGAGAATTGGCCATTAGGTTTGGTCGTAAGGCAAAACACCTAATTGATAGTGAAGAATATGCAAAAATTTTTAAAACAACCCTACAAGAAGACTCAAAAGCAGCAGGAAGATGGGAAACTGCGCAAGGTGGTGAGTATTTTGCAGCCGGTGTTGGTGGAGCAATCACGGGCCGTGGTGCGGATTTACTGATTATTGACGATCCACACTCGGAACAAGACGCATTAAGCCCTAATTCTATGGAGAATGCGTACGAATGGTACACATCTGGTCCTCGACAACGTTTACAACCTGGTGGAAAGATCGTTTTAGTCATGACAAGGTGGTCAACTAAAGATTTAACTGGAATTTTACTTAATAACCAGAAAGAAGTGAAGGGTGATCAATGGGAAGTGGTCGAATTTCCAGCAATCTTGGACAACGGAACTCCGGTTTGGCCAGAATATTGGAATAAAGATGAATTAGAGAAGGTAAAAGCAACTTTACCTGTTCAAAAGTGGAATGCACAGTGGATGCAACAGCCAACTTCGGAAGAAGGAGCAATAATTAAGCGAGAATGGTGGCGTCCATGGAAATCTAAGTACATTCCGCCACTTCAACACGTAATTCAGTCGTATGATACTGCATTTTTAAAATCTGAGACTGCAGACTACTCTGCAATCACTACTTGGGGTGTATTTTACCCATCTGAAGACCAAGGAGCACAATTAATGCTTTTAGACGCTGTAAAAGGCAGATATGAGTTCCCAGAACTAAGAAGAAAGGCTTTAGAGCAGTATAAGTATTGGGAACCTGAAACAGTTTTAGTCGAAGCTAAGGCATCAGGTCTACCACTTACATATGAGCTTAGAAAGATGGATATCCCAGTAGTAAACTTTACACCGAGCAAAGGAAATGATAAACATGCTAGAGTAAACTCAGTAGCACCTTTATTTGAGTCAGGAATGATATGGGCACCTGAACAAAAATTTGCTGAAGAGGTTATCGAGGAATGTGCTGCATTCCCGCACGGAGATCATGACGATTTAGTCGACAGCATGACTCAAGCGGTAATGCGTTTTAGACAAGGCGGATTTGTTGCACACCCTGAAGATTATGTCGAAGAAAAACGTGAATTGGTTAAAAGGGATTATTATTAATGATAAAAAATCTTTTATGGAAACAAGCTTTAGAGTTAGCTAAGAAAAAATTTGGTAATTTAAATACCAACCAAGCAAATAAGTGGTTAGTAGATAAATACAATGCTTTACTAGGTAAAGAAAATACAAAAAATATTGCAAATAAAATTAGAGAAGATTTAAAAAGAGATAGACCTTTTGAAGGTTTTAAACCTGAAGTCGTGCCCCCACAAGTTGTGCCTACACCAAAAAAATTTAATCCTTTTAAAAAAGAAGGTAAGAAAATAGATTTTATGGATTATCTTGCTAAAAGAAAAAGAGGTGAGTTTGATGATGGTGGTATAATACTTCCACAACCAAAACCATATAACTTTGAAGAAAAAATAGAATTTTTAAAAAAAATAAAAAGTGGAGTTGGACCTAAAACGTATCTTCAATTAATGTCACACTATTTAAATGAAGGAGTAGAAAAAGGAGCTATTAGTAAATCAGCAAGAGACAATTTTCTAAAAGGATTTACAGGTACTATTTCTGAGGATTGGACAAGCGCAATTGATGATGAAAATTTATATATGTACGAAGGAGACTATGAAAGATATCCTCCTAAAAAATTTGATGAAGGTGGATTTACTGGAAGTGATATATATTTCCAAGATAAGTTTAATGAATATGACTTTGCAACAAGATACAACAATATGTCTCCTAAAGAAGGCTTTGATCAATTAATACAAGATTATAAAAACGCTATGAAAATGGAAGAAGGAGAATTAGGTAAACTTCCTCCTATTCCTTTGTCGGTATTAAAATCAGGTTTAGGTTATCTTTTAAAACAATTAGCGGGTGGTAAATTTAATCAAGAAAGAAGAGATGTTTTAGAGTTTTTTGCAAAACCCGGTAAACCAACAGATCTTACAAATAAACTACTTCATGCCAGAGTAAAGAAAAAATCTGATAATTTAAGTAAAAAAATAATTGAGAAAATGAGTAAGTATGCTACTAAACATGCAGAAGGCGGTTTAGCCGGTATGCTTGGAGAAACACAACCACAACAAGTTGGTTATGCAGCAGACAGAACTAAAATAGTTAAAGAATTATATGATAAAGCAGGTGGGTTTGACGGAACGGGTAAAACTTTTGAAGAATTTATGGCAGATGTTTTATTTGAAGGCGACTATCTTGCAAAAGGCGGCAGAGTAGGTCTTGCAGAAGGAGACACGCCTAGTCAAGCATGGATGAGAGATTATTTCTATGATGCAGGTTATGATGATCAAGGTGTAATTACTTTAGATGAATATATGAACGGTCCTATAGGATGGAATGATTACATGAATCATGGACCAGGAAAATACGCTGAAGGCGGCATTATCGGTTTAAAAAATGGTGGTCTATTGGAAAAATACAAAGAGTACGCTCCTAAAGGACCGTGGACCAGGGGCCTAACAGACGCTGAAATAACTTATGAACTATATAATCTATTAGAACCTTACATGAGTTTATTTATGAAAGAAGGTGGACGTGTTGGTTTCAGTGAAGGTAAGGGACTTAAAAACCCTGGAAGAAGAAAATTTATGAAAATAGCTGCAGCTCTTGCGGCTATGATTCCTGGAGTTAAGTGGGGAGCTAAAGCTATTAAACCAGCAGCTAAAGCAATGGACGATATTAAAATAAATTTAAGAGGAGATGGTGATTGGGAACAAGATATAGACGGTATGTGGTCGGGTGGTAATTGGGTTAATTACTCATTTGAAGCTTTAACAGATAAAGGAAAACAAATTTTAGCTAAATTAAGTAAAGGAAAAAATTCTAGCTTAGTAGATCAAGGAGATGGTGTTTATTTTCCTGGGAAAGTGGTTAAAAGTAAAAGTCATGTAGGAGGACAATATTTAACTGACGAAGCTGACCATGCAGTTGATGCAGTAGATGCTATAAAAAAATCTAAAGGAAATATAAGTTTAAATACACAAGTAGGAAAAAAGACTAAAGGAATAGATAAATCTCAAATTACTAAGAACTCCACACAAAATTTTAAAACATACAGCAGTAAAAATATAAATAAACAAACAATATTAGATGAAGTAGATGATTATTATGCACATGATATGGGTGGATATTCCAGAAAACATTTTGATGATGATTCTGTAGAAATGATATTAGATATACTTGACACAACTAAAAAAGCCCAAGGCGGAAGAGTGGGTTTATATAAAGGTGGTATCATAGATTTATTAATTAAAGGTGGAAAATTTTTAAATAAAAATAGTCCTGTTGAACTTTATAAAAAATATTTAAAAAGTGTTAAAGATAGAACTTTAAAAGCAAACAAAACAGGAAATTGGAGAGATCTTCCTTGGGAAACAATACCGATTGGAGCTGGTGGTGCTTTGGTTACTAGATATATGAAGAAAGTACTAGAATCTTTAGATGAAAAACCTGAAGAAAAAGCCGAAGGCGGAAGAATTGGTCTAGATGCAGGAGGACCCCCTATTTCACCTGCTAATTTACACCCTTTACAAAGACCCATGTTTTATCAAGGTGGTTTAACTAAAACTGTTCCACCTCAAAGAGGACCTATGCCACAAGGGTTGCAATCTGATGTATATGATGGTATAATGCGTCCAGGAGTTATTAATGGCAGAAATTGATAAGAATCTCCCGAATACAGATCTACCTTCTGTTGTTGCACCAGACATGGACGTAGAAGTAACGGACGAGACAAAATTAGTAGAATCAGACAACGTTGAAGCAACCGAGCTTCCTGATGGGGGAATGGAAATAAACTTTGATCCTAATTCAGGAATCAAGGTCCCCGGAACTGAAGCCCATTTTGATAATCTAGCAGACTTACTTCCCGATGATATTTTAAATCCAATTGGCTCAGAGATGCAAGCAAATTATACGGACTATAAAATGTCTAGAAAAGAATGGGAAGATACTTACATTAAAGGACTAGACCTTTTAGGATTTAAATACAGAGTTAGAACAGAACCTTTTCAAGGAGCAAGTGGTGCGACACACCCAGTTTTAGCTGAAGCTGTTACACAGTTTCAAGCGATGGCTTATAAAGAATTATTACCAGCAGATGGACCTGTAAGAACTCAAGTTATGGGTTTATCTACTCCACCTAAAGAACAACAATCACAAAGAGTTAAAAATTTCATGAACTATCAGTTAATGGATCAAATGGAAGAATACGAGCCAGAGTTCGATCAAATGTTATTTCATTTACCATTATCAGGTTCTACATTTAAAAAAATTTATTATGACGATTTACTTCAACGAGCTGTATCAAAGTTCGTTCAAGCGGATGATTTAGTGGTTCCGTA